TCCTGATTCATTTAACATTAGAGATTATGCAGCTGATCTAGTTTATTTCCAACAAGCTAAATCATTAAACATTGGCTCATCAACATTTAGTAAAGAAGTAGATAAAGAAATTGCTAGAGCAGTTATTGATGATGATAGTAAATTAAATGAAATCTTTGAGGAGATAGACCAAGCAACAGAAGTCGGTCAATTTACACAAGACGAAGTACAACAAGAAACAGTAGAAGAAGAACAGATATAAAAAAGGCGACCATAAAGATCGCCTTTTATTAAATTTATTATTGTTTTTTGTTTTTGTACCACTTATCTCTAAAGTTAATAAACTTTTTTAAATAAACTTTTGCAAACTTTTCATTTTGAAACTTTTCGCTATTTGGCAAGTGTTTCTGCATAAGTTCAATAGTTTTATCAACCATCTCTTTTGTTATTTTCATCGTCTCTCCTTTTGTTGTTTTCATACCTAAAATATACTATATATGAGATGTAATATGTGTCCAATCGTAGATATAGTTTTGGACAGAAATATAGAACAGATATAGAACAAATGGCAGATATAGTCAAAGAATTAACGAATTATCGAATCAAAGGCATAGAACGAGCCGAGATAGAATACTACAAACAACTCACACAAACACTTGATAGAATAGAAGCACAGATTGTAGCATTAGCAGATCAACAACTTCCAAGACAAGCTGGTAAATTAATTGAGTTACAAAGTGCAATAGCAATAAGACCCAAGATCAAAGCAATACTTGATAAAGAATATTTACCATTTGCAGATAGGGTTGTTAGAAAAGGATTTGGAGAACAAGCAAAAAGAGTAGAAAGACAATTTAAAACTATTGGATTAATACCACCTGAATTTCAAGAACTTACAAAAGGAGATTTAGCTTTAGTTAAGAATCTTAAACAACAATATTACACACAATTCAAAGATGTATCTAATAACTTTACAAGAATACTATCAGATAAAGTTTATCAGAATACATTAGTTGGAACTGAATTTACTGTACTAGAGAAAGAATTAAGGGAGTCTATTAATGGAATCTATGCAACTTCAAGCGACCCAGCAGTAAATAGATTAGTAGATTATGTTAAGAACAATAGAGATAACCCAGCATTAGCATCAAGAGTAGATAGTGCAGTTAAGATACTTCAAAGTAAATATGCAAGAACAAGAGTTGGCGAGAATATGAAAAGATATGCTGGTCAAATACTAAACGACTCATTAAGAGATTTTGATGCAACATTAAACTTTAATAAGTCTAAAGATGCTGGACTTACATTTGTTAAATACTATGGAGATGTAATACCTACTACAAGAGATTTATGTAGAAGAATGGTAAGTGGAAGTCTAAACAAAAGAGCAAATGGATTATTTACTATAGAAGAAATACAAGATATTTGGGCTACTAGAAGTTGGTCAGGTAAAAAAGGTGGAAACCCTATGATTGTAAGAGGTGGTTATAATTGTAGGCATCAGTTTTCTTATGTTAATCCTGATTGGTATGAGAAAGATGGAGATGAGTCAGAAATATTAAAAGAAGCAACACCTACTATTAAAAAAGAATCTAAAATAAATGTTAGTTCATTTGCAAATCCAATTACATTAGCAAATATAAGAACAGTACCTTTAAAAGAATCACAAAAAAGAATTAATAAAACAGTACAAGATGGATTTAATGATTCAAGATACCCAAGAAATCCTGATGGTAGTATTAAGTCAAGATTTACTAATAAAGAAAAAATAGGATTAACTAATTTAAATGGTTTGTCAGATGAAATGGCAACAAAAGTGTCTGTAATAATAGATGAATTAAATGATCTTGCAATTAAATATGATGTTCCAAAATTAAGAGGAGTATGGACAAGAAATAGTGGTTCATTAGCAGCTATGGGAGATGGTAAATTAAAATTAAATCCAAAACAATTAGATAGAATTAGCGATGGTGTTAGATCAGATTTAGCAAGAACAAATTTTAACAACAAAACAAAATTAAAAACATTAAAAAATTGGAAATATGGAGATAATCCTAATTTAAGACCTACTGTTGGATATGTTTATTTTGATAATGAATTAGATCAATTAAGAAATGTAATGTATCACGAATTTGGACATCAAGTACATCAAATGAAATATATTACAAAAGATACTAAAGATTATGGATATGGTTTTATTCCAAAAGTAGAAAAACAAATAACACAAATAACAGGTAGAAAATATCCAACAAAATATGCTAGTACAAATGGTGTAGAATGGTTTGCTGAAAATTTTGCATTATATAATATGGGAAAAGAATATCTAGCAGACCCTAAATTTATTAAATTAATTAAGGAATTAGAACAATGATAGAAGAAGCAAGAAAAATATTAAATAAAAAGAATATTAATGTTGAAGATTATAACAGATTTGTTGCATTAGAAAAAGAAATGAAAACAGATTATGATATATTTGAGTATTCTTGGTTAGCAGAGGGATTAGAATTACGATTACCAGAGATTGCACAAAAAATAGGTAATTATTCATTTATCAAAGAGTAGTATTTTTGACAATTACAAATTTAAGTGATAAAGCAAAATAATTAACCAATAGGAGTCTTATGACGCAAGAAACAGAGGTAGTTCAACCGACAAACGAACAAGCAGAAACACCAAAAGAAGAAGTAAAAGTAGATGCACCAAAACAACAAACTTTTACCCAAGAACAATTAGACAACATAATCAAATCAAGACTTGAAGCAGAAAAGAATAAGTATGAGAAGAAACTTCAAGATGAAGAAAAGCAAAAAGCTGAACTTTTAAAAGAACAGCAATTAAAAGAAGCTAAATCTAAATCTGATATTGAGAAGATTATGCAAGAAAGAATAAAAGAAAAAGAAGATGAAGTATTGAGATATAAAACTCAAATTAAAAAAGAAAAAGTAGATAATTCAATACTTTCTGTTGCCAATAGAGAAAAATCTATTAATGCACAACAAGTCGTTTCTCTTTTAAAAGACGAAGTAAGATATACTGATGATGGTCGTATAGAAGTAGTTGATAATAATTCTAATGTACGATATAACACTAAAGGAGAACTTTTTACAATCGAAGATCGAGTGAAAGAGTTTTTAGATAGTAACCCACATTTCCGACAAGGGTCATTGTCTGGTTCAGGAAGCCAGAGTGCTATTGGTGGCAAAACTGTTAAACCCTTTAACTTACAGGACTTGGACTTAACAAAGCCAGAAGATCGTAAAGCCTATGCAGAATATAGAGCAAAACGAGATTCAGGTGCTGTTGAGATTAACTTAAACAATAAATAAACTTAATAGGTAATAACATGGCAAACGAAAGCACAAGTTCTACACTCTCGGAATTATACACAGAGATTGTAGCAGAAGCACAATTCGTAGCTTCTGAAAAATCCATTATGAGAAACCTAGTTAAAAACTATGCTATCACTGGTGGTGGTAAGGCAGTTGAAGTTCCTGTTTATGCACAAGTAAGTGCAGCAGCAGTATCTGAAGCATCTGACTTATCAAATACAGCTATCAACCCTAGTTCAGTAACAATTACTGCATCAGAGGTTGGTGTAATGACTACTTTAACTGATTTAGCAAGAAACTCTGCACCAAGAAATGTTGCAGCAGATATTGGTAAATTATTTGGGGAAGCATTAGCAAGAAAACAAGACGCAGATTTAACTGCATTGTTTGATGGCTTTAGTGATGCAATAGGAAATGGAACAGCAGCTATTTCATCTGCTACAATTTTCCAAGCACTTGCAATTTTAAGAGAAAATGCTCTTAACGTTGAAGATTGTGCAGTTGTATTACACCCTAAAATCGCTTTTGACTTAAAATCTGGTTTGACTAATACTTTTGCAAACGCAAATGCAAATGATTTATCAAACGAAGCATTAAGAAGTGGTTTTGTTGGTAGATTAGCTGGTATGCCTGTCTTTGAAACTTCAAATATGTCTAATACAGGCAATGCTGGAGATTACAAAGGTGGTGCGTTCCACAGAGATGCACTAGCAATCGCAATGATGCAAGATGTTAAAATCGAAACTCAAAGAGATGCGAGTTTAAGAGCAGACGAAATTGTTGCTACATCAGTATATGGTGTTGGCGAAATTCATGACTCTTATGGTGTTGAATTACACTTCGATTCATCAATCCAATAATAGGATA